TTAATCGAACAAATCCATCCACTGGTCATATATCCTCAATGATAGGTGGGCTATCATCAACGGTGGGACGCTCATACCAACTACATACTGAACCTTTCCACATTTATCACTACCAAAATCATAATCTAATGGGAATGACTGTGCCAAAATCATTTCTTTAGAGTTCAACTTACGTGGTTCGTCAAACAAGACATATTTTGAACCTTCTGAACTTGCTATTGTTGGAACTGGTTTATGTGGGTAGATAAACGAACTATTAAAGTTTGAGTTCCTGCCCTGTACTCGTACCAAAACATCAGAGTATTTACGGTCTCCAATTATTCGTCTATCCCATATATACTGGTCGTGGTCAGTCCAACTATTATCCCTTAAACATTCCGTTCGTATTTCCGAAAATGGTATCGGTGAGCGTCCAAATTTCATGTTCAAGTTAGGAAATTCACTAAATAATAGCCCTTCCTGTTTTGGCAATTTTTCTGCTAAATCTTTACGAACGGCTATAAAAAACACACGCTCCCTTTTTTGTGGAACGCCCATCTGTGAGCTATCCAATTCAAACTCTTTCATTAAATAGCCCGCTTTATCAAAAGCAGTCATAATTCTACGCACATAATCTCTGGCGTTTCCTTTCAATATGCCCGTTACATTTTCGGCAACTATAATTTTTGGCTGTAGCTTTTCTGCCAAATCAATAAAGTCATAAAACAACGTGTCCAAAACTTGATCCGCTTGTCCTTCCTTAAATTTCTTTTCTTTGCCCCAATCTTTCTCACGATTGCCTGCCATAGAAAAGCTACTACATGGTGGCGAACCGTCCAAAATATCCAATTCGTACAACTCTTTTGGCAGGTCATTTCGATTTTTAAACGTTTGTATTCCTTCTATAAAAGCATATTTTGGGTTGTGGTTCTTAATATAGATGTCTGCCATACGTTGGTCGATTTCGTTTATACCAACCACATCAAAACCCGCCAGTTTATAACCCATTGTGGAGCCACCACCACACGCAAAACATGAAAATACTTTTCCTTTGTCTTTTGCGAAAATCGCATCACTCAAAGCCCACCTGTAACTTAATAATTCACTCATATTTTAACTAAAAAATTATAAAAAAAATGTGCTTTTTTTACTTGTAAAATTTGCATAACTCATTGATATTATTTATCTTTACGTAGTATTAAGTTGATGGGGAAGCGTGTTGTTCCAGCATCAATAAATCAGGTTTAAATAAATCTTTCACATCGGCATTTGGCTCAAATGTGCTAAATTCTTTTTGTTGCGGTTTTTTTATGATTATGCCTTTGTGAATATCCCTCAAAGCCTTTTCTATTAATTTAAGCCCCATAGATTGTAGCTCATGCTCCCAAAGTATTTTTGCCGCCTTTTTTGGTTCAATTCCATATAACTTCGGGTTAATGAATATAATATCTTGATAGGCAACATCGCCCCTGTCAATGCCATCATTCAACCAAAAAACAGTTCCACCAGTTATTGCATCACGCATACGAACCGCCCATTCAATGGAGGAACGTCCTCGGTGTCGTGGCAATAAAAAAACCCTGCAAAGGCTCATTTGCAGGGTTCGGGTGTAAAATTAAAACAAGGAGCCTAAACTAATTTTTCGGCACATTTGCGAATGCGGTCAGACAATTCAAACAAAGCATTTCTCAAAACTTCCGTTTCTTGCTCATTAAACTCTCCGTGTCCGCCGTTGCCATCTCTGCCATTCAGTTTGTTGTAAATCCACGAACTCGATTTGCCAAAATACGTTTTTGAAATATCTGCCCACGATACATCTAAAATAATATCGTCCAATTGTGCTTTTGCTGTTGGTTTTTCTGCTACTTTCATAATAATAATTTTAAAATTTATAATAAAGAATCCCACCCTTTCGGGTGGTTTTCTGTTAATCGTCCAATAAGATGTAAAACAATTCGACTATTAATACTCTTAAACTTCTTGAAGGATTGTGTTTGCTGTTTTTGTAGTTCCTAATTTGCTCTATCAACTCCCTTTCTTGCTCTGTTAATTCCATATTTACTGTTTTAATTTTACTCTACAAATATACTGCGAATATTCATAGTAAACAAACTTTCAACCAACTATTTCAAAAATATTTTCACTTTTTTTATCTTTTTATTTGCCATTTCAAAAAACTTCATTACGTTTGCAGTGCAAACAAGATTACAATTCAATGATTACCATTACAACATTAAAAAACTTTTGGCAGGCGTACGGGTGCAAGTCCCGAGACTTTTCTATTCATTGGATAGATCTTGTTTGCAGCGACCTGCCTTTTTTATATGTAATTTTTAAATCTTTATATTATGCAAACAAGAGAGTCCAAGCAAGTACTAAACTTGCAAGTAACTGATGGTTTAACCGTTGCGGTTATTCAAAATCAAAATCACGAATTTTTAATGCCTGTAAAAGATGTAGCCTTTGGCTATGGTGTATCAGCAGGAACTATTCGTTCTGCACAATCAAGACATCAAGATGAATTGATAGAGGGCAAACATTTTGTAAAGGGTGTTGCATTTTGCGACACCGTAAAGAATGTTCAACCACAAGCAACCTACTGGACAAAACAAGGCATCATTCGTCTTGGTTTCTTCATCAAATCCGAAAGAGCCAAACTTTTTCGTGACTGGGCAGAAAGTGTTATCCTAAACGTAACCGCACCAGCCGTACAACTACCACAGGTTACTCGCAGAAAACACAACAGGCTAACCACCTCCCGAATGGTCGAAATATTGGCAGACATTGCCCAAATAGACGACAAAGCACTTCGTTTAAGTTTAATCTCTAAATTAGGTATCTAATGAAAAATATACTAATCACAACCGAAGACCAAAAACTAATGGAATTTTTCAATAGCACAATTCCAAAAGAAATAATGGCTAAGCACATACGCCGTGCCGTATATATAATGTCAAAAGTAGCCATCGACAAAAATTATGAAGAAGAAGGCAAAATATACGTTTTGCCCGAATGGATAAAAGATGGTTTTTACTGGCTCAATGAATTTGCCGAAATATTAGACCCCTATTTAGACAAAGAGTTAGAATAACAAGAAAAAAACCGCTACTCTCAACAGATTAGCGGTTTTTTTCAACCTTCCCTCCAAAAGGTTTAGTTATCCCAGGCGTGTCTTCCGGCCAATCGAACAACATAAAATCGAATATAATTATCTATGTTTCTCAATGATAGCCTAGTGGTGCCGTTGGTTGTTACAGACCATTTGAGCATTTCACGATCAACAAACTGCCTATCATACATTTTATTTTCGTATAAATAATCATGTATCAAAAAAGCAAGTTCTGCATCAGAATCTGGGGGCAAAGCCACCAAAATACACGGGGTACACTGGCCAAATCCCACACATAATGTCTGGGTATTTTAATAACATCGCCATTGGACAATTGTACTCTAACCGCCACAATTAGCCGATACAAGTTCACGTTATCTATACCATACACTCGTGTTTTTTTGACTGGATTACGGCCCTTCACGAGGTTTTTTTTAATGGTTTCTAATTTACAAATCATGGGTTGTTACAAATTTCCCAGTCATCTGGGTCTAAATTATAAATCGTTTTGTTTTTTTGATCGTCTATAAAATCATGCTGAACATAGTACAATAAGGCAACCCTTTTTAGGGCATCTCTATAAGCAGTTTCATGAAATGTAACATCTATTTGAGCTTTTTGGCTCAAAAAATCAATTTCATCAACTGAAAATGCCACATCCTTTTCCAAAATTCTAATGGTCCCAGGTATGGGATCTGTAGTACCAGGAATCAAAACAAGACCTTGATACTGATGCACTATCGAGGCCGTGTAACTACCAATATGCTCTGTGAATTGAACCAATACAATTTCGACTACACTAGTTTGCAATGGATTAACGATGGTCTAGCCCCCTATAAATCGGACTTTTTAATTTATGTTGTTGCAAATATACAAAAACTGTTTATATCTTTGCCATGCAAGGAACAAACGACCGGCGAGTTTTACACCGATGTTTGAAGAAATGTCTCAGCGCTGACCATTTCGTTTTTATTAAAATTTAGTTCATCCGCCAAAAAAGGCGGAATCACTAAATTTTGCAAGGAACTGCACTTCCAGCTCGTATTGCCCGATATTTGATGATATGGGATGTTGAGTTTGAATTTGATTTTCCTTTTTTTTTCGTCTTCAAATTGGTCGATATACCCTTTATTCCAAGATTCTAAAAAAATATTTGGAGGCAAATAGCAAACTGATGAGTGCAATCTTTCGTTGTTATATTTTTCATAGAAAAGCACTAAAACCTGTTCCAATTCTTGGAGCGACCAAAAACGATATGGTTTTAATTTTTTTGCTAATATAGCATGAAAACTCTCAATATGACCATTTTCTTGTGGCGTATATGGATGTGTAAACACTTGATTTATATGGTTTTCTTCAAAAAACTTCTGAATCATTTTTGCACAAAAACGGCTGTCATTATCATTCCTTACTTCAATATGAATTTTCTTTTCCAAACAATTATTAGGTTGTAAATGATTAATAATAATGTCTTCCCATGCTCTTTTTACATCTTCTTTTTTTATTGAATAAGCCGTATATCGGTGCAAAAGTATTCGTGTAAAAGTGTCAATAGTAGTCAAAATATAAGCGTGCATTTTAAACTCCTCTACCCATACAAATTTGATGTCCATTTCTAAAACTTCAAAAGGTTGTTTTGGAAAAACTTTCCGATATTTCACATACATTTTACTAGGCTTCTCGTGTTTTTCTTTTAATAATTGTGCTTCTTTCATTAATCGGTACACTTTTTTGTGATTGATTTGATATCCTTTTAATTTCAAGGCTGTGGTCATTTTTCGATGTCCATAATCCGTATCAACATCCTGATGAATTAATCGCATTAAAGCAATAATATCTGGGTTTAATATACTCTTTTTTATACCATCTGAATCAATGTAAATACTTGACAGACTAGGCTTTAAGCCTTGCTTGGTGCTTTTTGGCTTATAATAATATTGATGCTTACTGATTTTAGCTATTTGCAATGAAACACTTAGTTTCAAGCCTTGAAAAACATAGCTATTTACGAGTTTCTTTTTTTCTCCAAGGCAAATTTCTTTTTTAGGAGTTCATCTTTTAGTTTGCCCTCCAATTCCTTCTCAATAATGATTTCTTTCAAAGTCTTGTTTTCCTTTTCAAGTTCTCGAATTCGCTTGAGTTGATCAGGAGTCATGCCGTGGGCAAAACCTTCGGTTCCCATAGTCTCAAACTTCTTTTTCCATGAATAATAACTCGCCGGAAATACACTGTATTTCTCTAATGTAGGCTTTACGCCTTGTTCAGAAGCTTCTTTGATGATTTTTAGCTTCTCTTCTGTGGTAAATGTTCGCTTTTCCATCGTGCAAAATTATAGTTTTTAATTTATAATTCAGTTCGATTATTTAAGGGGCTGAAACAACGATATTGATGGGTACTGGTTTCTTTGTTTTAATTTTTATCATGTCTTTATTTATTTTACATATACATTTAATTTGGCATACCAGCTGTCTGCATTGGTAAAATAGCTTAAACTGCCCGTTGTTCGTTCTACTTTTAGGAGGCTAAAAGCTATTAAATTAACCCCTAAATTAGCATCAAAAAAATAATCATAAATCAAGTTATACCTGTAAAATCCGTTAGTTGGTATCTCTGTCGGATAGGTTAGTTGTGCCATAATATAAACAGACGAACTCGAAGGAATGTTTGTTACCCACATGGGTCTGGCACCTCCAGAGGCATTATAAGTCAAAGTCAGGTTTATTGTAGTAGTATTAAAAAAAACACTTTTGAACGAGCTATAACTATCGTTGCCTATCGTTGCAATTAATTGTTTTAGGTAAGCAATATATTGCCCGTCTGCTTTAATCAATTGGTTTTCATTGCCCGTTGGGATTGGAAACTTACCGTTCAAAGCGGTTTGTAATCCAGTTATGTTATTTATAGTATGCCCGTGTGATGTAGGTGCCATGCTTGTCGGAAAAGGTTTTACACTGCCCAATCCGTCTAAATAATCAGTTGCTAACCCCGTTGGGTTTGGAAAACAGTTGCTCAATTTTTCGTCTAAAAAATGAATGTCTTCAATGTCGTGCTGGTGATCACTTGGAGTAAAGCTCGTGGGCTTATTTTGGATGGCATCCCACGAAAGTGTCAAGTTTTTTGCCCATTGCACTAGGGCGTTCCATTCATTGGCAAACAAATAATATTTAGTTGGTTTACCTTGTATGGCAGCTAGTTTTTCTGAACTATCTACCTTGTTTTCAATATCTTCTATATTCATTTTAAATATGATTAAGTACCCGTATATTCAATAAAGTAAACCGTTCTGTAGGGGTTCAAAACAGAGAAGGCTTTTGTGGTGCCGTCTGGTTGCCCTCCGGTATAATCGCTGGCTATTTTTCGGTTTGGGTCTATCTGGTTATCTGGGTGGCCATCGGCATTGCCGCTGGCACTTCCGTTGGCAAAAACAGCCACATTATGATTATGCTTTGGCATTTCTTCCATAGAAAGTACATGCGTTTTTGTACCTCCCGTTCGGCCAGTACCGTTATTGATTGGCGAAAATTCTGGATTAATAAAAGCTCCAGAACCATCCACGGCAATATCAACCCCAACAGGCATTCGCCCACGCCAGTCGACAACTTCCTGCCAGCCCTGTGGTATTTCATTTGCGGGTTTGTTCCACAAAACCATGCCACCTCCAGCCATAAAAACAGCTGTCTTGGACTCTATCGTTACCATTTTTTGAGAAATAATATTCAAGGCCTCACTACATTGAGCTATTTGATTGGCCAGAATAACCTCCTTTGTTTTGATTTCATTTACCGTAGGAACCCTTTCAAAATCGGCTAATGCCGTTCCATTGTCATTTACCAGGGCCACATAGTTATAATACACCGTGTGGTTTAACCCATTTTTAAAGGCTGCCTCTTCGGTAGTTATAATCTTACTTATTTTAGTAGCTCCTCCTCCTGTTGCCGTACCCAAAAACGGGCAAACATCGCCATCAATATACAGCATACCATTTGTAATACCGGTAGGGTCTAATGCTTGGCATCCGCCAATAATGTAGTGGCCTGTGCCGGGCAAATCTAAATGTTCAATAATTGTTTGCAGCACCTCAAAATAGGCCGCTTGCATATTGTGGAGGGTTTTGCTTTTCAGAGGAAAGCCCCCAGTAAAATCGAAATCTATTTTTTTCATAACACTCTAAATTTAGTTTATTCGTTCTACTACTATTTGATTTTGCAAGTAACTTGCACCAATAATAAGCGAAATTCTATACGCTTTTTTTGCCGCAGCATCATACATCAAAACCTCCTGTGTATTGCCCGCATTGCCTAAAGACCAACCTCCAATAATAAGTTGATAATTGGTATTTATCGTTTTGTTTTGAAACGTGGAAGACACCATGGCAGCCGAGTTATAACAACATATTGCCGATCCTGTCATGCTTAAAGTTCCCGCTACAGTAGCTATTTCTAAACTCCTCATAGATGTTGGGCTTAAACGTATTTTGATGTTATCACAAATTACATCTACTCCCGAATCTACAATCTTTGTGCTCCTGTTGCTGCCAGCACTCCCACCAACGCTAAAAAGCAATACCAAGGCATTTTTTAGTGCCTGTCTGTCGCCAGAAAAGGCCACACCACCAACGTTGGTAACCAAACTTGCATCTACAACTATACTTTCTTGCTCGTCTTGACTAGTTGGCGTTTTCGATATTAATATTTGAGTTGTTGCTCGTGGATGGTCGCTTATAAACAGTCCGATGGGCTGAAAAAAACTTTCTAAAATATCCAAATCACTTCTTATTTCTATCCAGTTTGAGTTGTTTTTTATAATTTTCATTATTCTAAAATTAAGCTATTTATCTTCCATTCATAATTTATAAATCATACTTAAAGTACCACTTTTTGCCAGCCAGTTTAAAATAATTAACTAATTCTATCAATTGCCGTTGTTCAAACAATAACCCTATAGGTAGCAAAACCACAAAATCATAATACACTTGATCATCAGTCAAAAAAACGTTGTCTTCATCAAGCCATAGTACCTCATTGTCATATTCAATAGAGGCAATATCCTCCTGTTCTAAAAACAGGTAACACTCTGGTGGATAATATTCGTCTATTATTTTAATTTTTTTAGTCGCCTCATGCTCAGAGGCGTTATAACCCGAAATGTGGTAATACTCATTCAACACTTTTTCAAGATACATAACCTGACACGTATGCTGCATTTGGTATAGTGTACGAGTATAAAGCTCGTGAAGCGGCAATATCAATATTTTCAAAAAAGCTATCGCTTTTGGTTTTCTTAATACCAGGGGCAATAAAATAACAACCAGCTCATAAAAATTAATAATTACCCAATTCATAAGCCTTGTAAATAATGTTTAAATGCAAATCTTGAACTTGAAAATAGCCACTCTCTGGGATGCTCCAGTCTAAAACATCCTGAAACTCAAAGCCGGCATATTGGCTTTGTAAAACGTCTATCAATGGTAGCTTCACACCAATGGCCTTTTGCAATTCGTCCCTAAAATATTCTTTGACAAAAGCCCCATTGAACTCTAAATTTTGAATATAGGTAGTAATAGCATTTTTTACAGGAAACACCGCTTGAGTTTGCTGGTTTAATAATTGCCCTGTTTGCAGATCAATTATTAGCGGATCTACATATACCGTTAAACCAATTTTCAAAAAATCTGCATTTTTATTAACAAATCTGATTCGATTGCCAGCATCTTTTATTTGATTCATATAGGTTTTAAACCTAACCAATTGCCCATCATTGAGCGGTTGAAGTGTGCCGTCTAAAAACCTCGCTACTTTAACAACTAGCGCTCCATTATTACTCTCTAAAACGGCACATCTGCTAATGATTTGTCTTGTTTCTACATCAGTAATACCAGTCAAATCATACATAAACTGCCCGTTTTGCCAAGTTAATGAAAGCCCATCTAAATAGTTCAAACACTGGTCTCTATACCATTTTATGGTATGTGGACGGCTATTTGCCGCATTTGTTTCTACTATTTTTTCGTGAACCATCAATACATAAGAAAATATCCAAATCCATAATCGCCAAATAGATAATTTACTTGTGCTATTCAAATCGGTTATAGACTGTTCTTGAGCTGTCAATATTTCAAGAGAACTCAGGTTACTTGATTCTGTCTTTGCAACCAAAATGCTTTGTTGTATTTCTTCAATTGTTCTAGCCATATTTTTTAAAATTGTATTACAAATTCATTAGGAAAACCTAAATTATCTACATCATTTTCTGTTTTATGCCCCGTAGAAGGTATTATCTTTCTACTTTCGATAGCCCTAATAACTAGTGTACGAATGGGAACGTTTATCATTTTGATCACTTGGCCTGGCCTCAAGTGTTCATGCAAAGCAATATTATTAAGTATGGCCAAGTCTATTGCAACATCTGCTCGACCATATACATGACTCGAAACATCTAATAATGTTTGATTTTCATAAACTTTATAATCGGTCATAATTTCCGTTGATTGAAATACCCAAAGGGCTTATTTGTAAATTTGAAGTCTTAAAACCGTCTGCCTCCAGTTGTACCCGAATAGTTCTATCCAAAAAACGATCTACGTTACCATGTGCAGCTCGTTCAATTGCAATGCCAGTCTCAATGTGTTCTTTCCAATCACCTGGAGTACTAATAAACATAAGTTCAACATGCTGATAAGTCGAATCACCCAAAACAAAATCTCCATTATCAATTTTAATATCTTGATCATGATCTAAAATAACATCTACCATAATTTAAACCTATTTTAAAAACTGATTAAACCTTGTTTCGATGGACTGAAATTGGGCTAAATTTATCATTGCTTGAGTTGTTCCTGCCTGTGTAGTTGCACTACCATTTGTAATTACCGAAAAACTTATATTTTGAATTGCCTTAATCAAATCTGCCATTAATATTTTTAATGTTTCATTTTCTTTTTTCAATAAAAAACCGTCTTTATCTATTTGAAGATTGACACCTTCAATTACTAAATCTAATTTTTCAATCTCACTGGTATTGATAACTGCCGCATTATTTTTATTAATAAAAACAACCAAAACGGCACTTCCTTTTTTGGGAAACAAAACCAAGCCTCCTGTTTCGCTATCAGCCTGCAACCGAACATCAAATATTTCTGCCGAATCGTCAATCGGTTTTACATCGACTGTTTTTTCAGTTTCGTTTATCGCAAGAACTCTACATACTTTTGCATAAATCTGATCACTTAATTTTGTCAATGCCTTTATTGCACCAGCTATGTTTTCTTCCTGTATCATTTATTCTACTTTCAATGGTTGTCCAATTTCTATTTTTTGGCGAAAGCCATTCATTCCAGAACTTGTTTCTACTTTTTTGTTTAAAAAATTTCCCTTATTATTATCTGATGCCTCCACACGAGTTATATCACATTTGCTCACAAATGGCTCCCCAAAAGTTTCAAAACTTCCTTTAAATCCTGTTGTTTTAAAGCGTTTCAATTCAGATTCTGCAAACAATCTTAATCCTTCTGGGGTTAAATTGTCGTGAAATATCGTGTAAACCTCTCCGTCTTTATCTCCAACCTCAAGTTCAAATCTTTTATTCTTGCTATCAATTGAAATGGCTTTCACTTTTATTTTCACATCCTCAGCAATTCGGTAAACAAAATCCTCACTAATTAAATTTTTACCATAAATAAAACTTTCGTTTCGCCTATCGTCAAAAGGATAACCAAGACCTACATATAACTTTGATACATCATTAACAGTTCTAAAATAGGCCCGTAATCCGTATGTGCTTTTCATTTCGTTCAATTCCTCGGCCACAGTATCTTTTAAAATTCGATAGTGTCGTAACTCAATATCCTCATCAACCAGTTGAACTTGTATTCCAGTACCTTCTAATAAATCAGTTATTACTTGTTTTAGAGTTGTGTTTTTGTATCCTTTCTTTTTTGTTTGGGTAGTTTTTAATAAAAACATTCCATCTTCGCAAAGAATTTTTACAGGGTTTTTATTGTCAATCGTTCTTATATAGCCTACAAATCGAGTTTTTAAATTGTCATCATAACCTAATTTTACTATTATTTTATCCCCCCTTTTTATGGGTAAACTAAAACCCTCAGCTCCTTCCCATTTTACTTTTTTAGGCAATAACAATTCGCAAGTATCAGTAAGAGTTGCTACATCCTCAATAATAGAACAGCTCGCCAACTCATGAAAAATCCACGTTTTTGAACCTTGAATTTCAACCTCACTAGATAATCGTAGCATCTTGTTTTATTTTAATTTCATAAGCAGTATCACTCAACATTTGAATTTGGAAAGACTGTCTATTACTATGGGTTTCTTGTACCATTCCATAACTTTTTACAACGGCATCGGTTACTCCAAATAGGGTTAAAAAATCACTTTGTACTTTAAGTGTATCCTTTATTTTTAAAAAACTAATTAATTCCTGCAATTGGGTAATTGGATAAGTATGGCTTTCTGTATAATCTGCATCTCCATTTTGATTAATGACATAACTACATACTGCCGCATCAATTGAAATGGTATAATCGCCATCACTTATATATTCTTTTATTGTACCATCTCGCCCTTGTAATGGTGTAGTTACAATATTCTTTTCTTGATTTATAGTGATAATACATTCGTGTAGTTCAACACGTTTGTCTTTATATTCAAAAGCCAAACTTGTAAGCGTGGGAACACCTATCCAATCGGAACCATTAAGTTTAATGTCTTGATTTTTTACATCAAAAGGTTTTGCCGTTATTAACCCAAAAAAGAACTCCATTAGTTTACAAGATTTACATCATTTACGGCAGTTAATAAAACCTCCGTTATAGATTGTTTGATACTCTCTTTACTCTCCTTAACCGTTCCATTAAAATGTAAGTTCATGTTTTCGATTAATTTACCAATGGTTATACTTCTTGAACCCGAACCTCCAGAACCTTCCTTTTTATCTTTTGCTCCTACACCAGCAATGGATTTGGTGGGAGGAATTGCACTATTTTGAAAACCTTTTGTAACATCAAAGATATTTTTAGCTATTTTGGATTCGGGTTTTGTAACCACTTCAACCTTATGGTTTTTTTCTTTTTTGGCTTGGTCAGCATCATAACTTGCTGTTCCTTTTTTCTCACCGTCTTTATAGGCCGCCTTTACATCGGTCATTCCTTCACTCGAAAAAAGTGTTTTCAAGAATTTCTTAATTGGTGCAAATACTCCGGTTAGTTTATCCATAATCTTGTCAAAAAGTCCGACTATCCAATCCCAAATACCTCCAAAGGCGTTTTTAATAGGTTGAATAAGCCACTGGTCTATAAACTTTGCAAACCCCGAAAACACACCGCTAAACCACTCCCATAAACCACTAAAAAAAGAACTTACAACACTCAAGGCGATGCCAACCTGTGCAACTATTCCTTTGAAAATACCTACTACAAAATCTTTTACAGTTGTAAATACAGCAACCGCCTGCCGATAAAGCCAAACGAAAACGGCGGCAATACCATTGAAAACCCATTTTATGAACTCCCATACTTTTGTAAAAACAAATTTGTAAAAAGTGTAATACCCCATTATAATTGGTTTTACTACCATATCCCAAACTCGCTTAATAAACACACCAATATTGTTAAAAACTGCTTTTGCCGCTTCCCAAATACCGAATAGAATTTCTCTAAAACGTTTGGAGGTATTCCATAAATAAACGAACGTTCCTACCAGGGCCATTAATCCAATAACAACCAAACCAACGGGACTGGCCAACATTGCCAAATTCAACCCAATTTGTGCCATTGTTGCACTTAATGTCGCTCTGGTAATACTTCCGAGAGTTGCTGCATAAATTCTATTTATAATACTACTACCTCCAGTTACTGCCGTACTTTCTGCCGTTGCCAATGTGTCGGCTTCGGTTGCTATAGTTTTGGTAAATAATTTTGGTAGAAGTGCCTCTAAAGTAGATTTTAAAGCCATATAACCACTTGCTGATTCGCCCAAAGTTGTAATCCCAGTCATAAAGTGTTTTAGGTAAGGAACGTAGGCCTGAGTAGCATTAAAAATACTAACTTTCCAGTCGTTCACTATTGCAGTTGCTCTATTCATTCGCTCCTGATAACTACCCATTACTGTATTGGCCTGCTCGACTGCAGTATTTGTTCCTGTAATCTTTTTTGCCAATGCGTCCTGTTCGTCCGCACTTTGGATTAAGGCAATAGAAGCTGCCATGTTTTCTTTGCCAAACACTTTAGTCATCAATGCTGTATCCTGCATAACAGGTTTTAACATCCGTAAACGGTCTGTTAATGGAATACTCGCATCGGCAAGTTTTTCAGTACTAATGCCCATTTGTTGTAAACCTATGGTGGCATCTTTGCTGGCAAACCGCCCTTCCGAAAGTGTTGTTAAAACATTTCGTAATGCTACCCCGCCTTCCGAACCTTTTTTTCCTGCTTTATCTAACATTTGAATAGCAGCGTTGGTAGCCACAAACGAAACACCTGTGGTTTTGGCAACCATTCCGACTTGTTCCAATGCTTGTTTTATTTGCGGAAGTTCTGCCGATCCTTCTTTTGCACCCGCTGCCATAACATTCATCATGTCGGCCATTGTTTTACTGGCTTGAATTGGATTGTCTAAATTTACGCCGTATTGATTCATCGCCGTTGTTAGAACCTCCGTTGCCGCCACGGTGTCGCCGCCCATTGTTTTAGACAAAATGTTTACATGATTGCCCATCAATTTCATTGCCTCCGAACTTTTGGCAATCTCTGGAGACAATTGCGAAAGTATCAATTTATAGGAGTTTACATTTTGGCTTGCATCCGTTCCAAAGGTTTTAGCACTATCACGTGCCGCCTTTTCTATTTCTTTTAAACCCGCACCAGTAAGGCCGGTTATGGCACTTAAATCTGCCATTTGAGTATTTAAAGCAATACCCGGAGCAATAACACCGTCCAGCATTTGGCTCAATTGTGCAATTCCCTGCGAGGCAAGGTCAACTGCTAGTAGTGCTTTATAACAATCTCCAAATACTTTAGTGGTTTTGGTTACATTATTTTGAACTTTATCCAGCCCAGTGTTGAGGGTGGCAAAAATAGCACCTCCATTGGTTGTAAAATTCAAATTAAAATTAACTGCATCCATTTTTTTTATACATTTGCATTGTCATTGACACTAAACCTTTTATATGAAAAAATATACATACACTCCAAAGCCCTTGTTTTATGCTTTAGTTGGTAGTTTGATTCTTTCTGCTTTATTTTCCCCAGTTATCTTTGGAATAGTTGGTGGAGGATGGTTTTTTTATGCCTTAATCAATTTGGGTAACCGTATCAATAAGGATAACGAATGTTAGTTATTCGTTACCACCAAACAGGTTTTTAAACATTTCTGCTTGGTTTTTTAACCTCCACTGCTCAAGCCATATCGCTTTTGCGTAATATTCTCCCCATTGGGTAACTTGTAATGCTTTAGGATTTACGTTGAAGTTTGCCATTATAATAGCATCGCCCTGTAATGTTCCTACATCATCCCCGCCGTTTTGCAGACGGGCTACAAGTTTTTTACGCTAACCGAAAACGAATTCATGTGCTGTGCCAATCCTTCAAGTGCTTTTAGTTTGACAAAATCACGGTTGTTTATTTCATCATCGGCTTTTACAATACAGTTCTCATATAGGGCAATAGTTCCTTTTATTTCGCTGTTTTTGCCAATAGCTCCAGTTGCTTCAAGAACCTCAAAAGTGGGTTCTTTGAAAATGGCGTTTAAAGTTGATCCGCCTTGTCCCACTTCCACAACCACAATATGACCGTGTTTTTTCTTTAATCCTGCAATTTGTGTTTCGTCTAATCCACAAACTAATTTTTCATCTTTAGTGTTCATGCTGTCTTTTTGTTTAATGTGTTTTTAAATTAATCTTTGTCAAAGTTTTGAACTTTTAATCTTTGTCAAAGTTTTGTACTTTGACAAAGATTTTCTAATTCCCCTTTTAGGGTTAGGGGGCTTCTATGTGTGAAATAACTAACTCTAGTTCTATCTCTTTATGCAAGTCGCCTTCTTTCCAATCGAATGTGGTTTTCTTAAACTCACAATTTTTTAGAATGTGTTTTACTATTGGCCCAGTTTCGGGTTGGTAGCTAACTACAATTGGAAACGGTGCAATATTGTGTAACTTCCCTTTTGGTGCAACTGCCTGCATAGCAAAAACGGTAGCCGATAATAAAGTAATCGACCCTGTCGTTTTTACACGACCATATCCACGAGATACAGGGTTGCGACCTGCTCCGTAAATATTCTCTTTTTCTTGGTCTTCTTCATACTTTATGGCACGTATGCCCGTTATTGAAGTTGCCGAAATATTTACTACAATATCTCCCCAGCCGTATTCACGACCATTAATTAAAGGTGTAAAATCCATAACTATACGCTTAATGCAAATCCAAGATTAACAGTAATTTCTCTCAATACACCAACGGGAACAATTTTCAAAGTAACCGTTAGTTTTGATGTACTCAAAACATCTTGGTTGGGGTTAATAAAAATTTTAAATCCGCTCAACTCACCGTCACGCTCCATTTGTTCTAATGGAATAGAACCAATGGCCTCAAGTGATGCAATGGTGTCAGAGCTAATCTCTCCAGTATCGGGATTGATATAAATAGGTCCCGAAATTTTAGGTAGTAGCTTAATGTAAACACCTCGTTGGGCTTTGTCAATAGTTCGATTGTTTTCAATTGTCGAAAAATCGCTATCTAATGCCGCACCACTAAAACTATCATTAAAAAATGTACCCGCATAACCTACATGTTTAAAGGCAAATAGATAGCCTTTATCATTGATAGACTGGATTTGTGCAGGGGTAAAATCACTTAACAATGTACCATCTACAAAACCGGGAACATCAAGCTCACGTGCCACAACATTGTTTCCGGTAAGTACTTTTGCATAAGTGCTATTTACGAGATTTTGTTTTTCAACCCAAGCAATGCTTTCATGAATATTTGCTCTTGAAATGGCACCCAAGCAAGCTCCTACGATTCCTATTTTTTTACCAACAATTCCAGACACATAATTTCCTCGACCCGCTCCATCATGTCCGATACAAACACTTAAACGTTCGCAGTTCAAGTTGTGTAAATTTGGCAATGACAAAAGATTTGCTGGGGTGATACTATGAATAGAAAGCACGGCACTCAAAGGCATATTAGCCATAGCTAATTCGTTTAACCTAGATTGAATAGTAACGGCAATTGTAGATAAATCGGCAAAGTCAGTTATCAAATCAACAATACCAATTTGTCTTATTTTTCCTTCTGCAAATTGCTGTAATTGTTTAATTGCTACAAACTGTGCATCATTAGCATCATTAGCGTCTATTGAAAATAAATATAATTTTGAACCTGGATTAACTCTAAAATACTCAGAAACGTGGTAATGCAATACTGGGTGTGACGTAGGGGTAACTCCAATTGATGCCAAGCCTGCCACTTCTATCAAATGTGTTTTTGCAACGTCTGCTTGTCCATAAATAATCAAACCACTTACATGATCTTCGCCTGGAAGCCTTTTATTAAGCCCTCCTTCTTGTCTAACAAATGATATTGTATTCATTTTTATTTTTTTGTATTGGGTTTTGCCTCCTTTATTACAACCTCTGGAGCGGCTCCTTTAGGTACTACAACTGGTTCGGTTGGAGTAGCTGGAACAATTGGAACAATTGGTTCTAAGTCTTTCACTTCAACATTTATTAGTGCCGCCTGTTCGATTTTGCTCGTGTCTTTTTGCCTATGTACAGTGCTTACTTTATTGTCAATTAAAGTATTTGCGTGTGATGCAGCAGTGTAATCAGTAAAAAAGCAAGTGCCATCAGTAGTTTTATAATAGCAATCCAAACTTGGATTTGCTTCAAAAATTGGATCTAACATTCTAAATTGTTTTTTTATAATAAATACTAGCTACTCTAATCCCAATAAGTAGCATGATCAACACTAAAAATAACCTCCCACACCATATTTGAGATTGTTGCCACCAAGTGAGTTTTCGTTCAACTAATACTGGTTTTGATGTGGTGTTTTGCCTATTTTCATGTATATAGGTATCTTTCCATTTGGCATACATTTTTTGAGCTTCGGTTTCACAATCTACAGTTAGGATATTGTTTTTTAACTGCACATTTGGGGGTTTTAGATATTGGCCTTTTTTAATTCCCCCTTTGGGGGTTAAGGGGCTTACTACTACTTTTCCGTCCTGACATTCCAGCCAAGCCCTATAATAGCTACTATCTTTTTTGGTTTCAAAAATGGTATCGTGTACCACTTCTTTTTTGGTAATGGTGTTGGTTTTTTCAATTATTGTTGGCGGGAGAACATTAGCGGTTTTACAACCAACTAATGTTCCAACCAAAACAACAAACAAAAACAACAGACTAAATACTCTTTTACTCATAATTTTATATTTTAATTTTGGAAATCGTGAACCTCTCGGTTTCATTTTTTTAAATAGGTTTTAAATTGTTTTTAAATTCTTATAAATCCTTTGATGGTTTTAAGGTTTCTGATTCGATTACAAACCTTGTATCCCTCTCGACTTCCATCATCATTGGTATTGCCCTCTAAGGTCTGGATTGTTCCATTTGGAAGTACTTTCAAAACAAAGCCAGTATGACCTTGCCCTTTGCCAAAATCCATAATGAAAATATCGCCTTGCTGTGGCGCTACTTTCTTATATTTGGCATCAATCGTATTCCATTGGGCTAAAACACCCCCCGTTTTCTTTAACGGATTTTTTGTAGCCAATTGAATTGAAGCTTCCAAAATGCACCAATAAACGAACGCCATACACCACGAATACCCTTTGCCCAGTCCAACACTTTTTAAATACTTTTCAACGTCAGTTCCTGCGTTGCTTCCCTTTGGAAGTTCTTGAATGCCTATTTGGCTGATGGCTATTTTTAAGGCTTTATCGGCTAGTGGTGTCATGCGTTTTTCCGTTTAATTGTTTGAACTTTTGCAACTCATCCACTAACTGCTGATTTACCAACATTAACTCTCTGTGTTGTGCTTCCATTGTTTTAATGGTTTCAGTGGCGGCAGTTAATCTAATAGCCATATCGTCTAATAAATCACGATAATATTTCACAGCCGAAACGGCATTATCAAGTTCGGCGGCTCTATCTTCGGCAAGGGTTTTGCGTCTTGAAAAAAGCCAAGTAATTAATGCGGCGAAAAATGCGGTTAAGGTTGGATATACAAATTGTTCCATTTGAAAGATTTTATTAAATGGCTCTCATTTGTTGATGAGAGCCATTTGATTACTAAATAATTGCTCCAATCATTTCGGCTCTAAATGGCACTGCAATAAAGTAGTGACGGTAGGCTAATTGATTAGTTTGCGTTGTCGGATTATCCTTTGCGGCAGTAAAATACTGTTTAGTAACTCCAGTTTTTTTTGCAATATTATCTACCAAAAATGCCACCGAGGCAGTTTTATCTCCTGCAACAGATATAGCGCCATAAGCCTTTTTTGTACCACCAGAATACATTGGCATTACTTCATATTGGAAAATTTCAAATCCTGCAATAATAGGGGCAACTTGTCCTCTAACATAATTTACCAATTGGTCGCCAAAATTGGCTCTGTCCAATAATAAATCATTATAATGATCTGCGCACAAAACCAAACGCCTCCCCGCTAAAGGTGTTTTAATTTTGTCAAACTGATTTTTCAAGTTTACCAAATCATTATAAACCAAACGCAATCTACCAGTAGCATCTGCCGCTCCAGTTGTAGCAATTACAGGTGTATTTGCTGTGTTTGTCGTTGGAGCAATAGCATGGATTGCTTTTGTAAATTTTTCAGAGGTCAATTTTTGTACTGTTTTACGAGTAGCATTGTCGATTCTGTCATAAGACGCACCCATAACTTGGTCGTCTGTAAGTGTTACTACTTTGGTCTGAAACTTATCTAATTTTATAATGACTTCACTATCGGTATAGGCTTGTAAAGCAATTGGATATGTGGTGTTATTAATCAAAATATCAGGTGCAAACTCACTTGTCGGCACATGGATAACATTACTCTCTGTAATGGTGCCTTCGCCCATAAGCGATACATCTACATCCATTTCGGTAATTCCATCAAGGAAGGGGGCTTGGTCGGCATTGGTTATGTTATTTCTAACTCTATCCAACCATACATCTGCAAAATTTGCTGGCATATTCTTTTTTTATTTAGTTAAACATTTTTTTGTATTCCTCGGCATGATTGGCTTTAAATTCCAATTGTGCACTATGGCTCAATTTTTGAAAAGCGTCTTTTGTCATGCCTCCTTTATCTTCGGGGTTACTCACTCCGTTAGAAAGTGTTTGTTTTACAGGGATTGCTTCAATTGTAGCTTTTGCAAGGTCAAAATTGGCTTTTGCAAGGTTTACAAAATCATCTTTTTTAGTGGCAGGAATTCTACCCTGTGTGATAGCAAGGCTTACCATTTCAGTAATTTTTGCGTCTTGTGCCGTGTCTTTTTCGGCTTCAAGTGCCAACACTTTAGCTTTTAGTGTTGCGTTTTCATTTGACAAAGTCAAAATAGCCTCTTCAACTTTTTCAACATCCACTTCGGGAGTTGCTTTGTCAAATTTTAGTGCCAAAAGAGAGGCAACTGATAACAAGATTTTTTTCATATCATTGGTTTTAAATTCTAATTCTTCTTTTTGAGTTTCTAACTCCCCCTTCGGGGGTTGGGGGGCTTCTAAACACAATTGTTTTACTTCGTCATCTTTTAGAAGTGTTCCGCTTTGAGAGTAAAGACGTATCGAATTGGCATTGGATGGCACGGCCACAATTGAACACTCGTATAATTCGCATTTTTCCATTACCAGTTCAGTACCGATAATTTTGAGGTCTTCACGGTTAAAAGTGATACCCATCGAACACGAGTTAATAAATCCACGCTCTACTTTGCCCGAGACTTTTAAAGCATCCGCATCTTCAATGTCAAAAACAGGTTCTCCTAAAAGCAAATCGTTTTCTACTCTTATGTTTGTCCATTTACCCAGTACCGATTCTGTTGAATTCCAATGTTGGTTTAACATCATTGGATTTTTATTAAATCGCTTTAAACTGATACCTGCAGTAAGGATTCTAAAACCATAACTATTGTTTTGGCTTTGGTCGTTAAAAACAAAAGGTTTTGGCATAACTTGATTTACTATTTTTTCATTTTGATAGAGCAAATTTTAGGCGGTTTTTTGGCTTAAAAAAATAAGTGTTCAATCCTTAAACACTTTCTATCAATGTTTTAATTGATGTTGCCAAACGCTTGTTGGTATTTTTTGAAACTCATATAATAGATTGACTTTTGCTATATAAAATCATAGAAATGGCAAGATCAAAAGATGCAACTCGGCAAAAAGCGGAGGCTTATTATATAGAAAACTTTGAGGCAACAAATGCCGAAGTTTCGGAATTGTACGGCGTTCGCCCAGCAACAATTGGAGAGTGGGCAAAAAAACATGATTGGGATGAGAAGCGATATAATTTTCACGCATCGCCAACCAAAATAAAACAGTTACTACAACAGGAACTCTTAAACGTAACTAGTGGAGGTACTCCAAAACTTCCAGCCGATGGCATTTCTAAATTAATGTCGGCATTGGATAAATGCGATAAAAATTCCGATCCTATTGTGGTGCATAAAATTCTTAAAGATTTGGATTTATTCATCTCTCAAATTGATGCAGATTTTGCCACCAAATGCACCTCGTTTCACAAACAATTTTTACAACACAGGATAAGTCTTGAAAACTAATGAGCACCAATAATAAATATTTAAAACTTTTACAGGATTACGACAAACATTGTTTGCGTATTGCACAGGCCACATCTATTGATATTCACGAAACGGCAAAACAAAAAGCCGATAGAATAAAAGAACTTGAAAAAAGTTATGTGAAATGGTTTGAGTATTACTTTCCCAATTACGCCAAAAAGAAATGCGGTTGGTTTCATACCAAAATGGCCAATACCATCATCAAAAATAAACGGCTTCGTTTTTTGGGTGAGATGTTTCGCTCTGCTGGGAAGTCGGTGCATATTGATATGGGAATTCCTTTGTATTTGTATTTAGCAATGCACGATTTAAAATTTATGCTTTTGATTGGCGAAACGGAGCCAAAGGCAAAACGGTTATTGTCCGGGATACAAGGGCAATTGCAATTTAATAATCGTTTAAAAAATGATTATGGCGAAAAGTTTCAACAGGGCAACTGGGCAGATGGCGACTTTACAACCTCCGACGGCATCAAGTTTATGTGTTTGGGTTTTGGACAAAATCCACGTGGGGCAAGAGAACAATCCGAACGTCCGGACTATATTGCCGTAGATGACGTGGACGACAAACGCCACGTAAATAATGATAGAATGATGCGTGAGGCTATCGACTTTATAACAGAGGATATTTGGGGTTGTTTCGATTCCGATGACGATGCCACCGAACGATTTGTTTATGCAAACAATAATTTCAACAAAAATAGTATCACTAACCGTCTTAAAATTTACTTTAAAGAAGTCATAAAAAAACAGAAAGAAAGTAAAGAGCAAAACGATATTAAGTTTGAGGTTCTAACGGTTTGTGCCGTCAAAGACACTAAAGATTTTCAACCCGAATGGATAGAAAAAACAAGCGCAGATTATTGGCGTAAAAAATTCAATGCTATGCCCTACCGTTCTTTTATGCGTGAATATATGCACGTGCATATTGAAGACGGAGCGATTTTCAAATATGAAAATATCCAAAGCAAGAAAATGAATGTTCATAAAGGACTCAAACAGTATGATGCCTTGTGCTTTTATGGGGATTTAAGTTACAAGGCAAATGCGGATTATAAGGCTCTTGTTTTGGTAGGCAAAACAGGAAAAGAGTTTCATATTTTACTAGCTTATTTGCAACAAAAAAGCCGTGCTCATGCCGCTAAGTGGTTGTATGATGTTTATGAAACCTTTGATTTACGAAACTATAATATTCGTTATCTGATTGAAGGACTTTTTGCCATGGACGAGTTTGTTTCTGATTTTGATGCCGAAGGCGAAAAACGAGGATACTATATCCCGGTAACGGCAGACAAAAGGAGTAAAGCCGATAAATACGACCGTATAGAAAGTTTATGTGGACACTTTGAAAGAATGAATGTTTATTTTAATTCCGATGAGCTACCCGATTTTATACAAGACGATATCCAAATACTAATCGACCAGTTCCTTGCATTTGAAAAAGGAAGTCAAGCCCACGACGACGGGCCCGATGCCACACACGGTGGGTTTTCTGTTGTGAATGTGGCAACCCACATTTCAAAAAATCAATATTCCTTTGGGAGTAGAACAAGCCACAGGTTTTAACCCTTAAATAAATAATTATGTTTATTACCGTTCAAGAACTTAATTCAGTCATTTATGACTATCAATTAACTCAAATTACAGAGCAAAACAATGATATTGCATTAACTGCGATTGCCACAGCTGAGCAAGAAGTAAGAAGTTATTTGACTTCAAACAATTTAAAACAATGGCAGGACGGACGACCTCGTTATGATGTGGATTTGATTTTTTCGGCACAGGGCGAAAACAGAAATGCACTCATAATGCAACACGTTAAAACAGTTGCCGTATGGTATGCTTGTCAATTGTCTAATCCCGATATAATCTACGAGCATATCAAAGAACGCTACGACCGGGCAATTGATTATCTCAATAGAATATCAAAAGGAACGGTTACTCTTAATCTCCCTGTTTTGGTAGATAGTAACACCGACCCAGCAACTCAAAAAGAACTTTTCCGTTTTGGTAGCCGTACAAAATTTAATCACGAATAAAAGACTATTATGAAAAAGGAAATTATAAATTTTTTTAATAAAATTACACTTGCAAAAACACAAACCAATAATGTGCAAAAACGTTTTTTGCCTTATGATAGCAAAGCAGTAAGCAGAACAAGACAAGACATTCAAAGTTGGAACACGGCACTGAGAATGGCACAAAGTGAAGACCCAAAAAATTACAAATTGCAAATGCTTTTTGACGAGATAAGCAATGATGCCCTTTTGACTTCACAGATTCAGAACCGCAAACAACAATTATTCACATCGAGTTTTTCGCTTAAAAAACCAAACGGTGAGGCTGATGAGGAGCAAACAACTAAACTAAAAAACAGCCCTGTATTTCGACAATTAACCATGGCCATTTTAGATAGTTTGTATTATGGTTATTCGTTGGTTGAACTTACTCTTACTCCCTCTCCTTCGGGGAGGGCTGGGGTGGGTAATGAATTAGTACCTGTTATTACTACTTTACCAAGAACCAATGTTGTGCCTCAAAAAGGATTGTTTTATAAAGATTACACGCAAGACAAAACAACGGCTTACCGTGAAATGCCCGAATTCGGAACTTGGATTTTAGAGTTTTACAACAATGATGGAGCAATGGGTTTAAACCCATTGTTAAACAAAGCCGTGAGCCACGTTTTATTCAAACGTTTTGCACAATCCTGTTGGAGTGAACTTTGCGAAATATACGGCATTCCGCCACGTGTTTTGAAAACCAATACACAGGACGGAACCATGCTACGCCGTGGCGAACAAATGATGCGAGACATGGGGAGTGCCGCTTGGTTTATTATTGATAGCACAGAAAATTTTGAGTGGGCAAAAGGTGTGTCAACTAATGGCGATGTTTACAATAATTTAATAGGGCTTTGTAATAATGAAATTTCGATGTTAATTTCGGGTGCGGTTATAGGCCAAGATACTAAAAACGGAAGCAAGGGCAAAGAACAAAGCTCACAGGACATGCTTTGGCAGTTAGTACAATCGGATATGGAACAGGTGGAGCAATATTGGAACGATACCATTATACCTGCGCTTATAAATATTGGATTTCTTACAGGAGAATTAAATTTTGAATTTGACCCGCAAGAAGATACACAACAATTATATGAGCGTGCCATTGGCTTTTTGGGTACTGGAAGTTACTCGATAGCACCCGATTATATTCTTAAAAAGTTTGGGGTTGAAGTTGTAGAAAAGAGCCCCCTAGCCCCCAAAGGGGGAACGCTGAACTTTGATGACGATTTTTTCGTTTAAGCCTCCCTGCTCTCCCTTCGGGGGTTGGGGGGCTGTACTTTGGTGCATTACACAATAGATTAAATTTTATTTATGATTGCAATTGTGTTGATTGTAAAATGGTAAAGACAGGTTTAAACCTGTCTCTACCAAAAGGATTTAAAAACCTTTTAAACATTGCCGAAAAGGCATTTAAAAAGTTGCACGAAAACGGAAAGTATAACCCGAAGGACTTAAAAAACACTTTGGAATATCAAAATTTAATCAATGAAACCAATGCCATTTTTGACAAAGTTATTGTGGACAATGTGGTTGATGGTACTTTGTTAGAAAATTTGCAAAATGATGTTTTTTTATTTTCGGGACTGAAAACCCACGCCCAACTTTTTGAAGCTTCACGATTATTGTTGAACGCTGAAAATAAAATAAAACCATTTTCAGAGTTTTATAAGGACGTTAAAAAAATTAATGAATCCTATAATAGGCAATATTTAGAAGCTGAATACCAGTTTGCTGTGGCATCGTCTCAAATTGCAAATAAATGGGCGGACTTTAGCGAAGATTATAATTTGCAATATCGTACTGCAGGTGATGAGCGTGTGCGTGATAGTCATGATGTTTTGAGAGATACAACCCTGCCAAAATCGGATCCGTTTTGGGATAGCTTTATGCCTCCAAATGGTTGGCGATGCCGCTGTACAGTAGTCGAAGTTTTGCCCGAAGATTACAAAGTAAGTGATAGCAAAAAAGCGATTGAAAAAGGAAATTTAGCCACTACTCAACTAGGTAAAGACGGCAAAAACAAACTTGAAATTTTCAGATTTAATCCAGGAAAGGATAAAGTACTATTTCCGCCCAGTCATCCTTATAATAAAGTAGCGGGTGCAAATAAAGTAAAGGAAGTTTTAGCGGATTCAAACAAAAAGGATAAATATAAAAATGTTGAATTTAAAAAACAAACTGGAATAAAAAACAATGGCGTTTTTGAAAAATTCACAACGGGGAAACAAAACCCTCAAGAAGCAGTTAAAAATGAAAAGGTTTTAAAACTATTAGCAAATAATGGCGGACATTATAGAATGTTACCTGTTATTGAAGATGGTAATAAAAACCCTGATGCGTTGAATTTAAAAACAAAACAGTTAGTTGATGTTAAAGTATCTGAAACCACTAATGGAAAAAATATTGTGCAGAGTGCCTTAAAAGAGGCAAATAAGCAAGGGGTAAAAGAAGTTGTAATTCATTTAACTAAAAAGCCTGATAGTTATAGAAAAATGTATGGAGCGGTTTTAAATACATTTAATCAAAATAGGGCAAAAAATATTAATACAATAACTGTTATTTATCCCAACAATATTATAAAATCTTATAATACTGCAAGGTTCAAAAAAAAGAAGGTTTAAAATAACTTACGCTATTTTAAACCTCTGGGGGTAGAATGCCATCAATGACAAACTACCGTTGCAAATATACAAACAAATTTATATAAAATACAAATTTTATGAATTTTCAACAATTTACAGATAAAACATTAAAAGACATAGAAATAAAAGCCACGGAGTTGTTTGATAGAAATTTTGAAAAACAAGGCTTTTTTGGCACAAAATGGGCAGCCCGAAAAAATGGTTCTGATCCAGGGCGTGGCATATTGATAGGTAAAGGTAGTGGAAGATTACGCCGTGGCGTAAAAACACCAAAAAGAAACGGCAATTCAATTGTTTGGAATTTTGATGTACCCTATGCCAAAATACATAACGAGGGCGGCACAATTAAAGCAACGCAAAACGTGCGACCATTCAGTAGAACCGTAAAAGGTAAAGAGCAAAAAGTAAAAGCCTTTACCAGGAGCGTAAATATAAAAATGCCTCAACGGCAATTCATTGGCGACCATCCACAGTTGAGAGCCGCAATAGAAGTTATTGTAAACCGAAACGCAAAAAAATTAATTAACGATTTTAAAAAAAACCTTAAATCATGAAACAAGTTGTTCAAAATATCCAAAACAGGCTATCGGGAGTAACCGAACTAAAATATATTGACGAAGACTGGGGACAATTAAACATGTACCAACCGCCCGTTAAATGGCCGTGTTGTTTGATTGATATTAGTGATGTAAATTATTCTAATTTGGGAGTTGATAGAAACGCTGTGCCACAAAACAGGCAATTGGGTAAGGCAACTGTAAAACTAACATTGGCAAACTTAAAGCTAACCAATACCAGCCTGCAAGCGCCACAAACCCAAAAAAACCAAGCGTGGTTTATTTGGGATTTGGCACAAAAAATACATGAAAAAATACATGGGTTTGCTCCCGATGTAAATTGTAGTAGAATGATACGCAACGATTTAAAAAGAAGCGTTCGGGACGATGGTGTACAAGAATATTTTATAACCTATTATTTCGAAGCAACAAATGTTTAAAGCCCCCACCCGAGCGAAAGCGAACTGGCAAAGCAAACCCCCAAAGGGGGAATAATTAACTAATCGAATAAAGAGGTTTGATTGTCAATTTCTTTTAGTTGTTTGTTGATAGGTGTGTCTATAATATTGCGTAAAGTACCAATGCTAATAAAGTGAACTGGGTACACATATTTACGCCAAACAACTGCAAACGGAATATCTTCCGTTTTATGCTGTAAGTACGTTTCTAATATAGCACGGTAGCGTAGGAGTTTGTTACGCTGTTGCCCTTGAGTTCTACGATTTGCCATAGTGCAAAATTATTGCTTTAAATAATTCCGTGCAAGTCGATTTTTACCACAAAAAAAAACCGCTCACTTGGAGCGGTTACCTTTTACAAATTGTGCATTTTCCTTTTTTGAATAAACACATTTTTAAACATTTTTTGCAATATTTGAACATACTATTCTTTTATTTCAATCATTTCCAATTTACCGTTTAACTGTTGTCTTTGTTTTGAAGAGTTATATTTTTCGTCATAATTGGCTACATAACATTCATCATCTACATATATCGTTTTAGTGTTAATTGCTCCTCCACTATGATAAATCTCTATTTTTTGAGTATTAACCACTGGTAGAACTGGGGCAAATCGAAACATATTTTTTTGACGGGCATTAATAAAAAAATCAATTTTGTTTCCAACTTTCCATCGGTCGTTTTTGTCTTCACGGATGGTGTGAATTTTAATGAGTTTATCCCTAAACGCATCGAATGAAAATTCTTTGTGAGAAAGCTTGGCATCAAACTCTCTCATTAAATCATTCATTATTAATCCTTTTTGAATTTTCTCAACAAAGTATGTAGGCTTGCCGTTTAATTGAGTGCTAAATGGGAGTATCATTTTCTGTTTATTAGCTTATTGATTGTGTATTGTTTTGAAAATTCCCTTTGTTCGTTTACGGCTTCACTACTTCGTTCTCGTCCAAAAAGAGAGTTGTGTTTGTTTTTTTCATCTTGGCTCATTTGTTCGGCAGTATTACAGCGCTCGTTAAAATAAATCTCAAACCATTTTATAACCTTTGGAATATTCAAACTCTCAAACATTTCACCATACTTTCCTTTGACGGCCTGTTGTAAAACGAAAACAATATCGGTCATTGTAAGGCTGTAATAGTCTGTTGTTAAGATATTGGCAATTTCATTTATTGCCTCTTCAGAAAGTGGTTTTTTTAAATCTAACAAATCATTTAGGCGAACTAAATATACTTTTATCAGGGCCTCGGTTCTAACTGTACCTACATTCTTCTTTATTTTTGCCAGCGAACTTGTGCGTTGTTCTAGTGCCTGTTTGACAGTTTTAATTGCTTTTACTTTGGGTATGAAGTTTTCAGGTAAATAGTTTGTTAGTGCTTGAGTTTGCTCTTGTGTTAAGCTATTATCTGAAAATGTCTGTAATGATTTGTTGTTTGTATCCATCACTAATCTTTTTATTTGTCTTTATTGTTGCGATAATTTCATTGAACTTACTATTGATAACACATAGGCTAAAAGCATTTTCTTTATACCAAGTGGGTAGATGTTTTATTAGGTACGTAAATGTTGCTGTTACATCTCCAGTTGTGCTTACTTTCTCTATTTTTTCAAGTATGCCCTTTAAGGCAATGCCGTGTTTTGGACTAAAGGCATAATCTAATTTTGTGACTATTTTATACTCACTTAAAAAGAAGTTTAAACATTGTTTAAATGGTGTTTCATCTCCTTTGGTTTGGTTTGGTTCGTTCCACTGAACACCTAAACTCTCGGCTAAGGCAGATCTCAATTCGGGTTTGGTGGCATTCTTTTTATGTAATACTTCAATTGGCTTCATCAGATAGTATATTTTGCTAATTCTTCTACTCCATAAAAAATCGTAATCCCTAATCTTTTGGATAACTCCAATTCTATTTTTGCTCCATCAGAGGTTGTATAGTCATTCAAAACTACAATAGCATCGCAGTCCATTAGTGCCTTTATACATAATTTCATTGCTGTATGCCAGTCACACGCCCAATCATTAACCACGGATATTGGGTTGATAGCTTTAAATCCCAAATCTTCTATTTCTTCCTGTGCATTTGCGAATTTTTTTAAAACGCTTTCGATTGATAACCCCGATACTTTGCCTGCTATGTATATTTTTTTCATTCTTCAATATAATTTTCATCAATTAATAAATCGCAGGTTAATAACCATTTCATAACAGCAATTTCGGCGGTACTACTTTTAGTAGATAAGTGAGCCGAAATAAAACATCTTCCTAAAATATCATAGGATATTTCATAGTTGGAACGGTGTATTTCTTTTTTTAGATTACGTTTTTCAACCTCACTTTTTACAAAATCTTCATCGGCATTTACTCCTTTGATTTTGTCTAAAATGGATCTGATTTCAGGTTTAAGTGTTTTCATTTCAAATATTTTTGATAAATTAAAGTTCCTATCATAACTCCTATATAAGTCATTATAAAAATTACGGATTGTCTAGCTTTAGTCATTTTTTTATCCCCTATACTGAAATAAAAAATAATGCACGTTATCAATAATTCTTTCATCTGCAGTCGGTTTTAGGTTCGGTTACTATTTCGCCACAATTATCGCACTGTAAGGCTGTTTTTTCGCAGGTTGCTACAACTTCAAGTACTATTATGCTGGTATCTTTGTGGTTACAACCTTTGCACTCATCAGAACGACAATAGTCGTTTTCTAATTGCAAGCAATAACTATCTTCGGTATGTTGGCACGGTTTCATTAGTTACTACACGGTTTTTGCATTCCAAACTGCTTATAATAAGCCTTTGTTCCTGCTTTTTGTGCCGATGTGGCATTGCTTTGTGCTAAGGCTCTAAATTGTAGTATAACCCGGTCTAGCTCCTCTATGCTACAAAGGGGTAATAATTTTTTTGCTACGCTTTTGTGCAACATAAAATCATTAAAAGTGTCCCAGTCATTAGGTTCTTTTATACCTTCTGCTGTTGCTATCTTCAAAATAGTTGAACGTCTTAATCGTTTTGCATCTTCAATATGTTTTTTTTGAAGATTTATTTCGGCGGCCAATGATTCGCATAAATCCTTTAGTTCTTCTTCTTGCAATTCTTTGGCTGATTGTGTCCTGCCCGAAGTCCAAGCGTTAATCCTAGTTTTGCGTTGATGTACATCAATACCTAACTTTGAAAATAAAGTCTGTAATTTTTTTATTGTTGCCATTTGTCTGTTTGTTTTAGTGTTATTATTACACCTCAAAGGTTTTCAAAACCTTTGAGGTGTGTTAGTTGCTCTACTCCCTCTCCTTTGGGGAGGGCTAGGGAGGGGTTATATGTTACTAAACTGCAAATTAATCGTTACCCATTCGCCTTTATCGTTTTTGGTTTCAAAGCCGATGTAGTCTTTGGAGTGCGAGTAGCTGTAACTTTCTTTGAGTAGCTCAATCCCTCGTTTCCAATTGTCGTCTTGGAAGCGTTTTTCCATGGCGTATAATTTTTTGGACCAGGTTAATATCCAGTTCGCCTTTTTTACGTTCGAGAAGCGACATGACCAAGTCTTTGGTATCGACATCTTTTTCAAATTTGGTATTCACAAAATCAATGATGTGTTTTTCGGCTTGAAGGCTTCGCTCATCAAAATGCGGTTTGCCCTGGCGTTTGTAGCTCACTCTGAAATTTTCGTGTTCTACTTGAAAGTTACCTTTACCGTCTTTGTGTCGGTTGGAGTATTCTTTGAGCATTTCAAAAAGGGTTTGCATATCCGAAAACGCTTTTTGTTTAAAGGCTCTCAACTGTTCGGAAATTTCGGCTGCGGCTTGGCTCAACTCTGTTACTACTTCTTTTTTTAGGTTTTCGTAGTCTAGTCGAGCCTTTTCTTGGGCTTCAATTTTAGCCAAACTTCTACGTTGCATTTCGGCTTCAAATTCGGCATCGCTCATTTGCGATAAATCTAATTTTTGATTCATACTTTTTGTTTATTATAGTTATTACTTCGGTTTATTCCTATTGTTTATCATTTGGTATTTCAAACTGTACATTATATTGGAATCGATGGATTAATTCCAATATATGCTTGTTTTGAGTTTCGTAGCCAGTAGGCACGTATATCGTTCTTTTACGACTTTCTAAATGAACGATTATACGAACTTTGGCATGCAATCTATACCGCCGTTGATGTTCTTTTTTAGTCATGTTTTTTATATAAAATAGGGTTTTCTGGATGCCAATTTTTTTTATGAATTTGTTCGAGAGTGGCCGCTATTTTATCCATGAGCTGCGTTGTAAGTTCAACGTCTAAACCTGCCATTAGTTTTGCTCGCTTATATTTTATAAGCGTTCTTTCGGCAGTGCTCAATATGGGCACGCACTCACTATCATACTTAATCACTTGATCCAATTCTAAAAGGGCTTTTGGTGGGTGGAAATGTTTCATTTTAAATCAATTTTATTTGTCTGTCGTTGTAACCTTGTTCCCATATTATTCGTGACTCGTAAGCCTCAAATCTGTTCTTTTCGATGGTTGCCATATAGTTTTCTACTCTTATTATTATATCGGCATCATATTTGATTGCTTCTGCCACTTTTCCACGTGGTTTTTTGCCATCCGCACCACTTATCCAGATGAAAGTGGTATCTTCAAATTGTTCTATAAATTCAAAATAATGCTTTTCCAATTTGCCTCTAAAAAGGTATTGAACCGAGTCAATTACTACTATTTTAGGTTGTCTTTTTCTGCTTAATCGGGCCGTTAGTTCTGGTAGCTTTTCTTTTTGATAATTAAAACCATTTGCCACCTTCATATTGTTTCTTTCTAATGCCAGTTTAAAGGATAATTTCAACCCTTCCTCTAGTGTGTCATAGTACACTTTGTGTCCATTAGCACACAACTGCTTTACAACTTGAAGGGCGTAGCTTGTTTTTCCTTGGCCAGAATCGCCAAATATTAACCAATGGCTGTTGCCTAATTGTGGTTCTCCCAGATGTGGTTTCCAGTCGTTATCAATTTTTATAGTTTTGAAAGTCGCTTTTTGAGTATCGGCATAGCTTAATGCCTTTTTTATTTTCAGTTCCATTACTACTATTTTTTTTGCATTAAGAAATACTGATCGATGCTACGGCGAACACGTCTTAAATCACCCTCACAAGTGTTGAAAGCCTCGTTTATGAATTGCTCATCGTATATACCGTTAGCTTCGCAAACTGCTTGTACATCTTTTTCTTTTATTGGATAAAGAGGGATGTATTTTTTACCGATGCGGGATTTTAATTCGTCATACCCAATTTTTTCATTTTGACATCCACGTTCAATTCGTTTTTTTAGGGCAGGAACTCCACTCAAAACAAAACCGCAATGTTTATCCAAGTCATTATAAAAATCCATAAACAAGTCCATTGATGGCTCTTTCAATTTGTCGAACTGGTCTATTATGATTATTGGTTTAACCAGTCCTTTAACGTGTTTTATGAATTTTTCAATCATATCTTCAACCGTTCCAAAGGCATCCAATCCACAGGCTGTAAGCAGTTGTTTTACATAGCTTTTTTTAGTCCAGTAGTTTTTACATTCTATGTAAATTACATTCTCATACGTACGCTCATACAATTTGTAAGTGTGGCTTTTGCCAGTTCCTGCATTATGAACAATACAAACACTCATTCCACGATCCTGCACTTTGTTTAACAGTTTTGAAAGTTCACGAAAGTTGGTTGTATCAGCCGTTTGCCACTCCAATTCAATACGAAGGTTAATTTTTACACGTTGCCACATTTCGGCTTTAATCAAGTCCCAGTTATGGTTAAGCATTTGGCTTATGGTAGCCGTGGAAACATCCGCTTTTTTTGCTACTTTAGATTGTGATTCTTTCGCAGAAAGCAGTCTTATTTCGTTTACTATTGCTTGTTTTTGAGTTGTTGTCATTGTGTTTATTGTTTTAAATATAGTTAAATATGTTTTCCTCTGATTCTACTTTGCTACGTTGCTGTTTTGGTAGATTTCCTTTGAATTTTATCATTAAATCTTGGTCGTCTATTTCGGTTTGTGGTGTAATGCCCGCCCGTTGCATTAATTTTTGATAATCTTCAAAGTCTCTGTTGTATTCTGCATCACGCACCGCATAATCTTTGGCCCATTGTTCTTTGTCGCCGTCTTTCATTAATACTGGGATATTTTGATGCTCTCGTTTTGGTTCTGCGTGTGCTACGAGTACAATGTTGCCGTTTTGGTCTTTTTGACAAAGTTGAATGTAGCCGTCCAAGAAGTCGGGATCATAGCGTACTATAAATTTGTTGCCCACATTTTTACGTCTAAATTCAATATCAATATCTCCGTTGTGGTCGAGTACTTCAAACTGGTATTTTTTGTCCGCAAGCCACATATCCAGCCCGTGTGCTTTGTATTGAATTGGTTTTTTAGCCTCCTGCACCCACATTTTGTCCATTATGTCAAAAAGCGATAAGGTTTCTTTTTGTGGCATTTCGTGAAGATAAACTTCATTTCGACTGGCGTTAAATTTGGGGTGTTTGGCACTATTCCAAAGATTAACCACCGTTTCCCACGCTTGGTATAAATCGTCTGTTGTTTTTAGAAGGTGTTTGTTTTCTAAAATAAAATCCTCATTCATTCGGTTGTCATTTCGGCGTACTTTGATACTTTGCCCATCTGAAAACCAAAAACGATTGATAACCTGTTGTTGCAGACGATTGAATAATTGTTCTGCAGGGTTGTTATGGCTTTTTACCTTATTGGCAAAGTGCGTTCCGCCTTCAACTGCCACCAAGCTATCGTATAACTCCTGCATTCTATCCATTTGATGCCCAGATTGGTGATCATAAGTCAAATAATAAGGGCGGCATTGCGATTCATTAACCGCCATTTTTATAGCCTTAAAGTGGTCGATGTGGCTTTCTGAAAAACTCAAACTCCAACCGATTACTTTTTCAGAATACACGTCAAACATTACATCAATTTTAAGTTTTGCTCCCATTTTATTGTCGCTGTCATCCCAATAGTGAATCCAGTCCAGTTTTGTGCCATCAATCGCCCAGAAACTATTAGGGAACCAGTCCGATTTGTTACGGGTTAGCGTGTGTTTATACTTGCGGTCGTAGGCTTGTTTGCCATGACGTGCCAGTGTCCAAATGCGCATTCTTTCGGGCTCATTTAAAAAAGTATGAATTGCTTGCTCGGTTAATTCTGGCCATTTTTTCATTTCTGCTACCTCATTATAACGCCCCATAACCATTGGAACGCTTAACTTGATAGGAAGACAATACTGGGCAAGGATAAAATCGGCAATTTCGCCTTTGATAACACGAGCGTTTTCAAGTCCTTCGCCTGCGTGAATGAAAGTTTTATAACTGTAAATCAAATATTTATCATATTTACGTTGCAAGCTTCGAGCATTGCCAGGTAATGAATAAGTCCACTTGTTGGGATTGATTGCATTAACAGCCTCGCTGATATTTTGCCAAATCAAAGTTTTCTTTTTGCCAAACATTTTAGTCATAACCCCTTTGTCTTTAAACACCATTTGAATGGCGTTTAAAATCATGGCATTGGTGGCTTTCTCTCTTTGGTCTTCTTCTGAAAGGGGTTTGCCATTTGGTTTTCTATGACGGGCAAAAAATTGAATCGCCTTCGGATCTGGTACAATGTAATTTTCTAACTGATTACGGACTATAATATCCTTTGGGGCACCTAATTTTTGAACACACACAGTTTTTATATCAATTGGCAAATCATAAAAACTTACAAAGGCTTCGTTACCCGCACCACGTCCTTCTTTGGTTTTAATTAGTTTCTTTCTTGAACAAAAAGATTTATATGTGTTATAAGCCATCAAACTCCAATCTTGATAAAGAAGCTTTGCTGGTATTGATAGGATGTTATTGTGGTATTCGTACATATTTTTAATTTTTTTTGCTCAACCCCCAAATGAGAAGGTAAAAGCAAGATTTATTATTTTGTTCCCGCCCAGTACTCGAAACTGGGTGTGTGCCACTCGGGAAGATTTACTATCTTTAGGCTCTCAACTGTAAAAAAATAGTAATATGGAATTAACTGCATTTAGTAATTGGCTTAAAGCCTCTTATGATTTTGATAGCAATGAAAATGAATTTTTTAGCATTGCTTTGGTTCAAACTTTTAACTATCTGAATGATGTTCAGATTGACAAAATTCCTTTTTTTGAGTACCATCAACAACCAAAGTTGTCTCATAAGATTCTATGGCGGTATTTAGAGCAGCTATTAATGCTGCTAAAACAGATTCCTCAATCTGATGACTTGCCTCGTGTAATAGACGGCTTAAATCTTCATGAGTTTTTTCGGTTGAAGGGCGAACTTCAATTGAAAATTTTTGAATTAAAGAACCTATTTGAAGGTGTATAACTGGCTTTTGCATTTTTTAAAATATTAAAGGTTTAAATTTTGTTCCCGCCCAGTACTCGAAACTGGGTGTATGCCTTTCGGGAAGATTTACTATCTTTACGCTCTCAACTGTAAAAAAATAGTAATATGGAAAATGAATCTTTTAAAATTGGTGATGTGGTTGTTTTGAAATCGGGTAGTCCAAAAATGACGGTTGTTTACTCTGACCCAAAAATGACACAGTGCATTTTTTTTAATGAGTTTACTAATGAGTTAATCTACCCAAAAGGTTTTAACACGCCAGCACTTAAACTTGCCAATTAATCCTCTGCAATTAGCCAAGCAAAATTTTCTTTTGCTTGGTTTAAAACATCTCCGTCATTCTTTTGGGTTGCCAGCCTCAAACATTCTAATTTTTGTTGTATCCTTTTTTCGCTATCGCTACCTTCTTCTTTTCGGTAGCCACTTGAACTGTTTGCTGTATTTTTATTATAATATCTTAGATTATGAAATAGTTTTTCACTATTTGAAGCTTTTGAATTATTTATTTCCGATACTTCGGCTTCTTTCATTAAATGCTTTACCTTTTGTATCGCTTCAATAATTTCGGTTAGCTTTTCTTCTGTAATTTTGATTGTTTTTTGCATTTTTTAAAATATTAAAGGTTTAAATTTTGTTCCCGCCCAGTACTCGAAACTGGGTGTATGCCTTTCGGGAAGATTTTTGATTTTTTTTTAAATAGGATAGTAAAACTGTACTATGAGCCTAAACACAAAATAGCTTATGGCAACTATTATAAGACCGTAACAAAATTTATCAAATGGAGTAGGATCTTGATTAGTCATTTAGTTTCTTTTTTAATAGTTCGTTCATTTCTTCAACAGTCTCGGCAGTACAGGTGGCATCGTCAAAGTAGTAATCTAGTGCTTGTGTCATAAGTCAAGTGTTAATTGGTTAATCATTTCATTGATAGGTAGAGCGGTTTGTTTATTGGCAAGTGCTTTGTTATAAAGAGCCTGTACCAACTTGGGGCTAAAATTGTTGTATCGCATTACGTTTTTCAACGTGTTGTAGTTCACGTCAAGCTCGTGAGCTACTTTTTTTACATCGCCTTTTTTTAGGTTTTCACGAATCAGCTCAATCAATTTTCGCTTCTGATCAAACTTGGATAGTTTTATCGTTTCAACTTTTGGAGCTGTGGCTTGCTTTTCGATGGCGATGAAGTAACGGCGGGCTTGTTTGCCTTTGGTGTTTTTTTCGACCATTGCCAATTCTTTTGCCATGTCAAGAGTAAGGGCGTATTCTATTGCTGGTCTGCCACTTTTTTCTTTTTCGCCAGAATTGGCGAAAACCTCAAAGTCCTCATTTTCAATAAATCCATATTCTTGGATCCTGTTTTTAATCCAGTTGGAAAAATCTCTACCTACTTCTAAAAAAGAGTGTAGTTCACGAGCTGAAACGGCTTTTTGTCCGTTGTTTTCTGAAATTGTAATAAGTTGATTCATAATTATAATTTTTGAAGTGTTTTATTGATTTCGGATTTCATTTTTTTATAGTCTTCTAAAATTTTAGTCGCACTATCGCTGGTTCGATCTCCACGGATTGACGCATAAATAAAGCGAGCCGTAAAACCGTGTTTTTGTTTAAGTCTTTCTAAAACTTCTTTGTTTATAGGTTCATAGACTTTTCTTTTCATATCTTTGCTCATTGTTTTATTTGTTCTAATATTAAACACGTTGCAAATATACACGAAATGTTTATATGAAAACAATTTTATACACAAATTGTTAATAAAAAATTGAATTATGAGTAAAACCAATATTTTACAGGCTATTCAGGACTATTATTTTTTTAAAAAAGATTCACAATTTGCTAATTTTTTAGGTGTTACACCTCAAGTTTTATCAAATTGGAAGTCTAGAGGTACTTTCGATATCAATATTATTTACACAAAATGTGTAGATTTCTCACTTGAATGGTTAGTTACCGGTCAGGGCGAAATGCTAAAAACAGTCACTACAACAGCCATTAAAAGCTATCCAAAACCCAATAAAAAAGAAAAGCAACTGCCGCTTATACCTATTGAGGCTATTGCAGGCTTTGGTGCTGGGGAGTTTACCATTATGGATCATGATGTACTAGAGTATTATAAAATTCCAGAGTTTTCCAATGCTGATTTTTTAATTCCTGTAAAAGGATCGTCTATGCAACCTAAATATTATGGAGGCGATATATTGGCGTGCAAACACATTCAATCTTTTAGTTTTTTTCAATGGGGTGTGCCGCATGTAATTACCATAAAAAACAGGGGTACGGTTGTGAAACGTTTAAAACAAACACAGAAAGCACACGAAATTAGCCTTGTTTCCGACAATGATAAGTACGAACCGTTTACTATAACTATCGATGACATAGTTAATATTGCTATAGTTGTTGGTGTGATAAGAGTAGAAAACTAA